TTTAAGAAAGGTAAGGTGATTTAATTATGCTAGGTGGTGGAACATTTACAGCACAAAACAAAATACTTCCAGGTTCTTATATAAATTTTGTATCACTTAATAAAGCAAATGCTGGTCTTTCAGATAGGGGTATTGTTACAATGCCTTTAATTTTAGACTGGGGTGAATCTGATAAAGTAATTGAAGTTACAAATTCAGATTTTCAAAAAAATGCCTTAAAATTATTTGGTTATGATTATTCACATGACAAAATGAAAGGTTTAAGAGATTTATTCTTAAATGCAAGAAGACTTTATGCATTTAGATTAAATGGTGATGGTGCAAAAGCATCAAATACTTTTGCAACTGCAAAATATGCAGGAACAAGGGGAAATAATATAAAAACTATAATTCAAAAGAATGTAGATGATGAAACAAAATTTGATGTAAAAACTGTTTTAGACACAATAATTGTTGATGAACAAACAGTAAGTAAAGCATCTGAACTTGTAGATAATGATTATGTATCTTATAAAACAAATGCTACATTAGCAGTTACAGCAGGAACAGCAATGACAGGTGGAACAAATTCAGAAGTAAATGGTACAGCTTATCAAAAATATTTAGATAAGATTGAATCATTTACATTTAACATTATGGGTGTTGTAACAACAGATAATACAATTAAGAATTTAATTGTTGCATTCACAAAAAGAATGAGAGATGAAGTTGGTGCAAAATTCCAAGCAGTTTTACATGATATTGCTGCTGATTATGAAGGTGTCATCAATGTTATAAATGATGTAAAAACTGATGATAATTTTGATAAATCATCAATTATATATTTCATAACAGGAATTGAAGCAAATTGTGCTATCAATAAAACTTGTTTAAACAAAATATATACTGGTGAATTTGAAGTTAACACAGATTATACACAATCACAATTAGAAGATGCAATTCAAGCTGGAAAATTGGTACTTCATAATGTTAATAATGAAGTTAGAATATTAGAAGATGTAAATTCACTTGTTACAACTTCTGAAACAAAAGGTGATATTTTCAAAAATAATCAAACAATTAGAGTTGCAGACCAAATTGCAAATGATATTGCAGTATTATTCAACACAAAATATTTGGGAAATGTACCAAATAATGAAAGTGGAAGAATAAGTTTATGGACAGACATTGTAAAACATCATACACAACTACAAGATATTGGTGCGATTGAAGATTTCACAGATGAAAACATAACAGTTGAAGCTGGAAATACTAAAACATCAGTTGTTATCAATGATGTTATAACAGTAATAAATGCAATGTCACAATTATATATGACTGTAAAAATAGCATAGAAAGGGGGAATTTGTAATGTCTAATAATGTTGTAATGAAAGCAAAGGATACATTATCTGCAAAATTAGCTGAATGTTTTATAACAATTGGAAACAATCGTTATAATTTCATGCAAATGATAAACTTTGAAGCACAATTTGAAAAAACAAAAACAGAAGTGCCTATTCTTGGTAAACCAGGAAACGGAAATAAATCAACAGGTTGGAAAGGAACTTTTTCAGCCACAATGCATTATAACCAATCAGTATTAAGAAAAATGCTTGAAAACTTTAAAAATACTGGCGAAGATACATATTTTGAAATTCAGGTTACAAATGAAGACCCAACATCAAGTGTTGGAAGACAAACTATTGTCTTTATTGATTGTAACATTGATGGTGGAATACTTGCAAAATTTGATGCTGATGGTGAATACCTAGATGAAGATTGTGATGGAACTTTTGAAGATTTCAAAATGCCTGAAACATTCAAACTACTAGATGGTATGTTATAAAATAATAATTAGAGTGTTACCCAAGGCTTATTATAATATAAATTTTTATATTGATAAGGCTTGGGTATTTTTTAATATCATAAGAAAGGAATTGATAGAAATGTCAAATTTAAACAGATTTTTAAAAGAAAATAAAATAAAAAAAGAAAATACACATTATGCAGCAACGAAATCATTAACTGATGAAAAAGGTCAACCATTATTATGGGAAATAAGACCACTTACATCAAAAGAAACTAATAGAATAACAGATGAATGTACAATTCAAGAACAAGTACCAGGAAAACCAAACATGTTTAGAAGCAAAATTGATTCAACAAAAGTATTAACAAAAATGATGGTTGCATCAATAGTTGAACCAAATCTTAATGATAAAACATTACAAGATTCATATGGTGTAATGACACCAGAAGACTTGCTTACAGAAATGATTGATAATCCTGGTGAATACAATGATTTTGGTAAATTCATCAATGAATATAATGGTTTCAATGAAGGTGTAAATGAAAAGGTTGAAAAAGCAAAAAACTAATAAATGAAGATAGTGAAGCATCATATGCTTATTACTGTCTTCATAAATTTCATTGGCTTCCTTCAAAATTTAATGATTTAGATGATAATGAAAAAGCCTTTATAATTGCAGCAATTCAAATAAAAACTGAAAAAGAAAAGAAAGAATCTGCAAAAATGAAAAATAAAGGTAAAAAGAAGTGAAAGGAAGTGAACAGTAATGTCTAGTATTAGTACAGCAATCGAATTAACTGATAGGATGTCATATCCATTACATTCAATTACTTCCGCTTTGGATTCAACATTAAATGTTTTTGAAGATTTTAAATCATCACTTGGTAGTACATTTGATGATTCAAAAATAAATTCTGCTAGAATATCAATTGATGAAGCAAATGCTTCCATTAAAGCAATGGAAGATAATATTAGAAAAACCAACAATGAAAATGATAAAATGCCAAAAAAATTTGATGCAGCAAATATTTCAGCCAAGTCATTACTTCAAACTTTAATGGGATTTAGTGTTATTCAAAAAATAGGTGGTTTAATATCAAATCAATTTGGAAGTGCAATTGACAGATTAGACACTATGAATAATTTCCCAAAAGTAATGTCAAACCTTGGAATTAGTACAGACCAATCAAATGCTTCAATAAAAATGTTAAGTGAAAATTTGAAAGGACTTCCAACTACATTAAATGATGCAGTAAGTTCAGTTCAAAATTTAACAAGTGTAAATGGTAGTGTTGGTAAAAGTACAAAAATGTTTTTAGGATTAAATAATGCAATTCTTGCTGGTGGTGGTAGCATACAAGTTCAACAATCTGCTTTGGAACAATTATCACAAGCATATGCAAAAGGTAAACCTGATATGATGGAATGGCGAACTGCAATGACAGCGATGCCAGCACAATTAAAACAAGTTGCCCAAGCAATGGGCTTTGTGAATGCAAATGCACTTGGTGAATCATTAAGAAGTGGAAAAACGAGCATGGACAAGTTCATGGATACTTTCATTCAACTTAATGAAAAAGGTGCAAATGGTTTTCAAAGTTTTGAAGAACAGGCAAGAAATTCAACTGGTGGATTTGCAACTTCGATTGCAAACATGAAATCAGCAGTTACAAGGGGAATTACATCACTTATTGAAAGTATAAATGCAGGACTGACAAAAGCAGGTTTTGGAACAATACAAAGTAATATACAAAATCTTGGAAGTGGTATTGAAAAGATGCTTTCAACGGTTGGTAATGCAGCAAGTAATATGATTTCATTTTTATCACCTGCGATAAATTTAATACAACAAGTTGCAGAATTCATTGGAAATAACTGGACTATTATTGAACCAATTATTTTAGGAATTGTTGGTGCATTAACATTGTATTATGGTGCTTTGTTGATATATAACACAATACAAGGAATTTCAACAGCAATTACAACTGCAAAAACAATTGCAACAACTGTACATGCAGCAGCACTTGCAATGCAAACAGGTGCAACTTTTGCAGCTACCGCAGCACAATATGGATTTAATGCAGCACTTCTTGCATGTCCATTAACTTGGATACTAATTATTATAATAGCAGTTATAGCTGCTATTTATTTGGTTATAGCTGCCATAAATAAAATAACAGGTTCAAGTATTAGTGCAACAGGTGTAATTGTAGGTGCATTAACAACTGCGGTGGCATTTATTTGGAATTTATTTTTGGGATTACTTGATTTAGTTCTTGGTGTAATAAATGCTATGGTTAACCCATGGATTTCTTTTGCAAACTTTTTTGCAAATTTATTTAATGACCCAATTGGTGCGATTGTTCATCTTTTTGGGGATTTTGCAGATAGCATCCTTGGTGTAATAGAAAGTATTGCCAAAGCACTTGATAAAGTATTTGGTTCAAATCTTGCTGGTGCAGTTCAAGGATGGCGAAGCGGTTTAAGTGGAATGGTTGAAAAAGTTGCAAATCAATATGGAAATGGTTCATATGAAAAAGTTGCAGAAGAATTGAATTTGAGTTCTGAAAGTTTAGGACTTAAAAGATGGGAATATGGTGATGCTTGGAATACAGGTTATAACTGGGGGCAAGGAATAGAAAATTCTATTGGAAATCTTGGAAGTTCATTAAAAAGTACGGTAGATGACACAATGAGTAGTTTAAACATGGATAGCATACCAACTAATGCTGCAACAACAGCTAATAATACAGGAAAAATCAATGATACTTTACAAGTTAGTGAAGAAGATTTGAAATATTTAAGAGATTTAGCAGAAACAGAAACAATAAATAGATTTACAACAGCCGAAATAACAGTTGAAATGACAAACAATAATAATATTAACAATGAAATGGATATTGATGGTGTTGTAGACCATTTAGCAAATGGTGTAAATGAAGCCATGGAAAAAGCTGCGGAAGGGGTGCATGAATAATGTATTATGTATATTTAGATAAATTGTTACTACCTGTCACACCTTCAAAATTAACAATTAAAACTAAAAATAAGAATAAAACTTTAATTGAAATAAATGAAGGTGAAATTAACATTTTAAAAAAGGCAGGTTTAACAGAAATAGAATTTGATGCAATGATTCCAAATGTTAAATATCCGTTCGCAGTTTATAAGAATGGCTTTCAAAATGCCAAACCTTTTCTTGAAGCTATTGAAAAATTGAAAACAAATCAACAACCATTTCAATTTATAGTTTCAAGAACATATCCAAATGGAAAAGGATTATTTAACACAAATATTAAAGTTTCCCTTGAAGAATATACAATCAAAGAAGATAAAAAAGAAGGGATGGATGTTGTTATTACTTTTAAATTAAAACAATATAGGGATTTTGGTACAAAAATTTGTAAAATAAAGTTCCCTAAAACACAAAAGCCAGTTGCAGTTGCACCAACACCTGCAAGAGCAACAACATCATCACCAGCACCTAAACAACAAAATAAAACATATACAGTTGTTAGGGGGGATTGTTTGTGGAATATAGCAAAAAAATTTTATGGAAATGGCAGTCAATACACAAAAATATATAATGCAAATAGGTATGAAATAAAAAATCCTAATCTTATATATCCAGGACAAGTATTGACAATCCCAGTTTAGAAATGGGGTGTATTTTATGGCATATGAATTACTTATTCAAAATGGTGATAAAGTATATCAACCAGCTATTAGTGGGGATATTACTTGGAAAACTGAAAGAAAAAGTTATCCAGGTGAATTAAAATTCGACATAATTATGGATGACACAATAAAAAATATAACAGAAGGTAATGCAGTAAGATTAAAAAAAGATGATAACAACATATTTTTTGGATTTATTTTTTCTAAAAAAACAGATAAAGACAAGGTTGTTACTATTACTGCATATGACCAATTAAGATACTTTAAAAACAAGGACACATATGTTTATGAAAATAAAACAGCAGGTGAACTTGTAAAAATGTTAGCAAACGATTTTAGAATGCAAACAGGAACAATTGAAAATACTGGTTTTAAGATAGCATCTAGGGTTGAAGAAAATACAACTTTATTTGATATGGTTCAAAATGCAATAGATATAACAGTTCAAAACAGAAAAGAATTATATGTATTATATGATGATTTTGGAAAGGTTACATTAAAAAATATTGCATCAATGGTTTTAGACTGTTTAATTGATGAAGAAACAGCAGAAAATTATGACTATAAATCAACAATTGATGAAGAAACATATAATCAAATCAAATTAACAAGAGAGAATGAAAAAACAGGAAAAAGGGATGTTTATATGGCAAAAGATTCATCAAAAATAAATGAATGGGGTGTTCTTCAATACTATGATACTTTACAAGATGGTGAAAACGGACAAACAAAAGCAAATGCATTACTTGAATTATATAATAAAAAACAAAGAAACCTTTCAATTAAAAATATGATTGGTGATGTTAGGGTAAGAGCAGGATGCATGATACCAGTAAAATTGGACTTGGGTGATGTTCAGTTATTAAAATTGATGTTAGTAGAAAAATGCACACATACATTTAATGAAAGCGAACATTTTATGGATTTAACACTTAAAGGGGGTGAATTTGTTGCTTGATATAAATGATTTATTAAATTCTATAAAAAAAGCAGCAAGTGAAGCAGTAGAAGCATCAAAACCTGTTGCAGTAATGTACGGAAAAGTTTTAAGTGTTTCACCACTTGAAATAAATGTTGAACAAAAAATGGTATTACATCCTGCACAATTAGTGTTAACAAGAAATGTTACTGATTATGAAACAGAAGCAACAGTTCATTGGTTAACAGAAACAAAATCAATGAATGCAAATCATACACATGAACTTTCAGGTGATATTTCACTTGATTCAAAAGCAACAGTTTCACCAAATCCTGATAATGAAAATGTCACAATTCAAAATAATATTACTAACACAATGGCAGTTGAACAAAAAAATATAAACTTATCGCATAATCATTCAATTGATGGAAGAAAATCAATGACAATCCACAATGGGTTGGAAGTTGGTGATGAAGTTCTTTTATTAAGAATGCAAGGCGGTCAAAAATATATTGTTATAGATAAGGTGGTGTAAAAGATGATACCAAGCATGAATAGTATATTAACAACTGAAATTCAAGTGGAAACACAAGGAAGTGAAAATTACAAAATGTTTTTTACTGAAAAATTTATAAATGGACATGTTGATGAATTAGAAGCAATGCATCAAGTTATTTATAAAATATTAAATACTGAAAGATACCAATACATAATATATTCATGGGATTATGGAATTGAAACATTAGATTTATATGGTGAACCAATTTCATATATTTGTCCTGAAATAGAAAGAAGAATCATCGAAGCACTAATTCAAGATGACCGCATTGAATCTATTGATAATTTTGAATTTGATTATTCTAAAAAAGGAAAATTACTTGTAACATTTAGTGTACATACAATATATGGTGATTTAAAAGAAGAAAAGGTGGTGAATTACTAATGGCATATGAAGATATTACATATGAAGTCATTTTGCAAAGAATGTTAGACAGAATACCTAATAATATGGATAAAAGAGAAGGGTCAATTATTTATGATGCACTTGCACCTGCTGCGGTTGAACTTCAACTTATGTATATAGAATTGGATACAATTTTAAAAGAAACTTTTGCAGATACAGCACAAAGAGATTATTTGGTCAGAAGGGTGGCAGAAAGGGGAATTGAACCTTATCCTGCAACTTATGCAAAATTAAAAGGAATATTCACACCTGCTTCACTTAATATTCCAATAGGTTCAAGGTTTAGTTGTAATGAATTAAATTATGTTGTTATTTCTAAAATACAAGATGGTGAATATCAACTACAATGTGAAACTTTGGGTGTTAGTGGAAATAGGAATTTTGGTGATTTAATTCCTATTGATTATATTCAAGGGTTGGAAACAGCAAAATTAAATGAATTGCTAATTCCAGGTGAAGATGAAGAAGATGTTGAATCGTTAAGACAAAGGTATTTTACTTCATTTGAAACTAAACCATATGGTGGAAATAAAAAAGATTATATTCAAAAAACAAATGAAATTCCTGGTGTTGGTTCAACAAAAGTTACACCAGT